AAATATTAGATATTGAGACATTTATACATAAGAAAGTTGACTTAAAACTATGAAAACCTTATCGCTTTCAGAAGACCAAATTAAACTTCTTGCGGATGCTCTTTGGATGCGTCAAAGATGTTTTGTTGCTGGAGACAAAAGATTCAAAGAATACGGAGAAATGTTAGACACACTCCTTGAAGATATGGATTATGTTCCCAATAGATCTTGAAATGATTACATCAGAAACACCATATAAACTGGCAGCGATTATTAGAGATACATGGCCAAACATTTACAGACCGGCAAAAGAAACTTATAATGAGGAAAATGCATTAGAAGATGAACAAGTACAACAGTGAAGATTACTATACAGTAAGAGAAAGAAGGACCGGAAGAAAGATTTGTGATTGTGGGGATTTTGAAGATGCAAGGATGGTGATGAGGTTAGACACACCAAATCGTGAAATTGTAAAAAACAAAACACTCATGAGTCCAGTGGTTGATATTGTAATGCCAAAGACATTGCCGACTAATGAGATTGTAATTGATACCAGACAATATCAGGAACATCAAGATAAGTGGATGGTTGAAAAAATTAATCAATTGCCACAAATTAGTCTTCCAGAAGGACAAGGAGTTCCATTTAACGCTAAATAACTTTCAGTTTTATAAGAATTATGAAGTTTACAGTTTATTCAAAGAACGGTTGCCCATATTGCACAAAAGTTCAACAGGTGTTAGAGTTGGCACAACTACAACATGTAGTCTACAAATTGAATACGGATTTTACTCGCGATGAGTTCTATGCTGAGTTTGGAGAAGGTTCTACCTTCCCTCAAGTGATTGTAAATGATCAACACATTGGTGGATGTACAGATACTGTTCAATATCTAAAGGAGCAAAATTTAGTTTAATGAATAATAATCTTCACGAAGTTTACCGCGATGTAGAAAAAGCAATTGACTATGCCTTTAATGGACAATTTGTTTTGAAGTTTTATGATTATTTAAAAGTTCGTGGAACTAAAAAAGTTGAAGTAGAACAGTTTATTGAAAGTTGTACTGCAAACGAAATTAGTAATCTTGTAATGGATTTAGACGATTATCTTGAGGGTGGGTCAGATGAAATTCATAAACAACTTCGTGAGGGATATGGTCATATTCCAAAACCACAAGCAAGAAAAATAAGAAATTACCTACACGGTATTCTTGAGGATGCCTGGAGATATAGTCATGACAAAAGGCCAGGAAGAAGAAAGAAGCAAACTAAATAAATCAGAACCTCAAATTAATAGAGGTGTTGAGTTATTACTTAGGAATAGGAGGAAGAAATCAGAAAAACCAAAGACTTTTCAAGTGAAGTTTGGTAAAATGATTTCTCTCTTTCGTAGAGAGTTTCATTTCTTTATAGAATTTCATTTTGATATTAGGAAAAAATAAACTCTCTGGAGAAGGAAAATGGAAACAGCATATGTAATAACATTTGTTACAATGTTCATATTGCTTTTTTTTATGGTAGGAGGTATAATTGGATGGTTAACCTACAGACATTTGTTGGAATCAAGACCTCCATATTTGCATCCAGAGTTTTTTGACGAAAATGGACAGGTGATACCTGACGAAATAGTATCTGTACGATTTGAAAACGATTACGATTATGACTACGACGAAGACGAAGAGGACAAAGACTGAAAACCAAATTGTGACTCTTCCAACAAACCCTTTTGTATTTGAGATTCTAGAACTAGCATCAAAGCAAAGATCAAATGCAAAAAAAGTGGAAATTCTTAAATCATATGAACATGATTCACTCAAAACGGTTTTAATCTGGAATTTTGATGAATCTATAATTTCTCTACTCCCTGAAGGTGACGTTCCATACGCAAGTGCTGGCGAACAGACTTCTTATAGTGGAACTTTGAGTGAAAAAATAGAAGATGCAGTATCAAAGATGGGTGAACTTAAAAGTAATTCTTTAGGATCTATGGATCAAGGTAGATCTTCTATTCGAAAGGAATACCATATGTTTTATAATTTTGTAAAAGGTGGTAATGATGGATTAAGTTCTTTGCGAAGAGAAACTATGTTTATCAATATTTTGGAAGGACTTCACCCTAAAGAAGCAGAGGTGTTGGTTCTTACAAAAGACAAAAAACTCCAAACTAAATACAAAATAACTCATGAAAACGTCAAGGAAGCATATCCTGATATTCAATGGGGCAATCGTTCATGAGTGCAGCAGTAGGAGAAAAAAAGAAAATGGCAGAAAACAAAACTAAAATTAATAGAGTTCTGCCACATGAGTATGGGTGCGAAATTCTTTTAGAAAAAACTACTTTAGAAAAAGCAAAAGATTCTTCATTTCCAAGTGATGCATATTTAATTTGGTATGTTGTAGATGAAGAAGAACATATTGACCTAACTCGTTGCTCAAAGCGAGTAAATCTTTTTGACATGTACTATGATAAATATGGTCCAGGTTCAGTGCAAAAAATTGATTTTGGATATGGAAGAGTGAATCCCAAACTTTGGGGTTATAAACAACCTGAGAAAAAGAAGAGAAAATGAGTGCAGGATTTGGTGGGTCTCCCAGCGAAAATAGAGTTGGTAAAGACGCAAAAATTACAATTGATTTGGATAATATTGATCATGTGATTAAGCAGTACAAAAAAATTAAAAAATATCAAAAGTCATCTCTGTTCGCTATTAAAACAATGGACGGCACAGAAGAGATTGTGAGTTCATTGGTAAAGGAAGCGGAGGAAAATCCACTGTAAAATGGGAAAGCATTATCTACTTAACTTGTATGGATGCTCGTTTGTCCTTTTGGACGACGAGCGTTGTCTTATAGACTTACTAGAAAACGCAGCAGTTGCAAGTGGCGCTACTGTAGTTCAAACAATTTCGAAAAAGTTTGATCCGCAGGGAGTCACTGTAATTTGTTTATTGTCCGAAAGTCATATCAGCATTCATACATGGCCCGAAGAAGGTAAAGCAGCAGTGGATGTTTATACCTGTGGAGATTGTAATCCTAAAATTGGTTGCGATATGATTATTGAACAACTTTTTGCTCAAACTCATACTTTAAGTTATATTGAGCGATAAAATAAATACACTATATCCGGAGAAGTATATGCTCTCTACACAATATCGTCTACGTCTTGAAGCAATCTGTGAAAGTATTGTGAAGGCAGAACCTGTAGAATTAAGTGATATGATTTGGGCAGAGAAACTTGCAAAAGCAAATCGTTCTGCCGCAACACTTTTAAGACAAGCAAGACGCCGAGCATCTAATCCTGATATGCAGGAAGGTGGACTTGATGATTTTATGAATGCATTGGACTTGGGAGACCCAGATCCATCTAATCATAGAACAAGGTTTAATGGTGCTGATGATATCATTGATTTTTTCACCGGAGATAAACCAGAGGATTGGAGACAAAGAGATTAAAGTGTAACAAAAGTTACAAAAGTTTTTGCATAACTATACTAACAGGTCTATAATGACCTTACGTTCATCCCTATGGGACGGAAGTAAGCCGACGCGGAACGGAACGTTCATTCGCTATTCGCAAATAGCGAACGCAAACGCCGACTGAAGGAACGCTCTTTAACCTAAAAAACTAAGGAGAACCCTAATGTCAAAAGTAGTTTATCGTGGCATCGAATATGATACTCAAAAGCGCCTTGAGTATCAACAGCAGATGATGCAACAACCCCAACAATACAACGAAACCTATCGTGGTGTTAAGTTCGTGAAGGAGGGACACAAGTGATGAAAAAACTCAATGTACTTCAACTCATTAAAGAGCAGAAGCAAAAAGAAGAGAGGCGTCGTAAGGCATCTCTTGCTACTCTGGTAGCAGCAAAATGATTTAGAGGAGTGCTTGACACTCCTCTTTTTTTTGTCTATAATACCTTTGTCGAGGTTGATAAAAATGGATAGAGAAAAGCTTAAGCTAATTGTCAGAAACCTTGAGTCTCTGGTAGAATGTTTAAAGGCAGAGATTGAACCTGAGACTGAAACTGAGGTTAAAGATCCTGCCTATGAGGAGATTAAAACTTTTTTAACTGATTACGACGAAGTATTTTATGACGAGGAAGATGAATACAATGTACGATGACTTTGAGTTTATGAAACCAGAAGTAAAACTCATTAGTGTTACTCCTGACGCAGAAAAGCACATGGCATATTGTGCTCGCGTAAGTAATCCTGCAAATCAGGAGAATGAAAAGTTCTCTGGACTACTTAAGTATTGTATTCAGCATCAGCACTGGAGTATCTTCGAACAAGCCAGTATGACTGTTGAAATTAATACTACTCGTGGACTGGCAGCTCAAATCCTTCGCCATCGTTCGTTCACATATCAGGAATTTTCGCAACGGTATGCTGATACGAATCTTCTAAACAAAACTATTCCTCTTCCTGAACTTCGTAGACAAGATACAAAGAATCGTCAGAACAGTATCGACGACATTCCTGATTATCTGAAACTGACTCTGACAGAGGACATCCGCGTTCATTTTGAGCAGGGTCTACGCCTCTACAATCGCCTTCTGGAGAAGGGAGTGGCAAAGGAGTGTGCAAGGTTCGTACTGCCCTTGGCGACGCCTACAAGACTCTATATGACTGGTTCTGTAAGGTCGTGGATTCATTACATTGATTTGCGTTCTGCTCACGGCACACAAAAGGAACATATGGAGATTGCAGAACTTGTTCGCTGTATCTTTACTTGTCAGTTCCCTGCAGTATCTGAAGCACTTGGTTGGACTCGTGAAGGATGTTCTGAATGTAATGATGCGCCTTCCATCACTATTGAATAAATATCCTTACATACTATGGAGGAATGAATTTGGCTACATATCCAGTTTATAATAAAGTAACCGGCGAACAAAAAGAAGTCTCTATGAGTGTTCACGATTGGGATCAATGGAAAAACAATAATCCTGATTGGGATAGAGATTGGTCAGATCCAAGTACCTGTCCTGCATCTGGTGAAATTGGTGAGGTCTATGATAGACTGAAAAAGTCTCATCCGGGATGGAATGATGTTCTCAGAGCAGCATCAAAAGCACCGGGTTCAAAAGTAAAACCTATTTAATTTTATATGGCAAGAAGAAGAAGGACAGATGATCAACCAATTGGTGTTGGAATGACTGCGAAGCAAATGAAGCGCAAGAAACCAATTGGTTCTGATTTGATGAGAGAGATTGAACCTCTTACAGATAATCAGAAACTACTATATGAAGCGTATGAAAAAAACCAACACATTGTTGCTTACGGATGTGCTGGTACAGGTAAAACATTCATTACTCTTTATAATGCACTTCAGGATGTGTTAGATGAGAGAAGTCCTTACGAAAAAATCTATATTGTAAGGTCTCTTGTTGCAACTCGCGAAATTGGTTTTCTTCCTGGAGACCACGAAGATAAGTCATCTCTTTATCAAATTCCCTACAAGAATATGGTAAAGTATATGTTTCAAATGCCAGATGACGCTTCATTTGAAATGCTCTATGGAAACCTCAAAACTCAAGGTACGATTAGTTTTTGGAGTACTTCTTTTATTCGCGGAACTACTCTGGACAATTCAATCATTATCGTAGATGAATTCCAAAACTTGAATTATCATGAACTTGACAGTATCATCACTCGTGTAGGGGAGAATAGTAAAATCATGTTCTGTGGTGATGCTACTCAATCTGACCTTGTTAAGACCAATGAAAAAAATGGAATCGTTGATTTCATGAAGGTTCTACGTATCATGCCATCGATTGACATCATTGAATTTAGTGTTGATGATATTGTTCGTAGTGGATTCGTTAAAGAGTATATTCTAGCAAAAATGGAAATTGGTGTATGACGTTTACTCATTGTAATTTTTTAGGTGATCTTGAACTAGATTGTAAAACAACAGAAAGCATACGCTTGTACAATCTTCCTGATGGACAGTGGGTGCCTTCAATCACTTCTGTGACTTCTTTTTACAATCGTCAAATCTTTGTTGAATGGAGAAAAAGAGTTGGTGCTGAAAAGGCAAATGCAATTACACGAAAAGCAACAGCAAGAGGAACTGATTTTCACCAAGTTTGTCAGGACTACTTAGAAAATAAAGAACTAAACTGGGATGATTATCAACCCATGACAAAGTTTATGTACATCCATGCTAAACCTTATCTTGACAAGATAGATAATATTCATGCCATTGAAAGAACTCTTTATTCTGAATACTTAGGACTTGCTGGAAGAGTCGATTGTATTGCTGAATATGAAGGAGAGTTAGCAGTCATTGACTTTAAGACTTCAGAAAAGATAAAACCAGAAGA